CCTCGATGCTGCAGTACACCATGCCCGGCGTTGGCGTATAGGTGCCGCTGGCGATGAACTTCTGCACATTGACCCGCAGGCTCGCGCGCAGCAGCAACCAGTTGGTGCCGTCGTAGAGGAATTCGGCATAACTGCCGGCCAACATTTCGCCGCCGGTCAGGGGGGTGCCGTAGATGCTTTTGATCGCAACCGGCCCGAGGCCGTCCATTTCGAGTGTGGCCGCAGCGGTATTGGTCAGCGTCGGGCCGATCTTGAGCAGCACCCGCAGCCCGGTTGGAATAGGTGCGGTGTAGTTGAGCCCGGAGAAGAACGCCTGCGCGTTGGCAGTGCCTGACGTGACGATCGAGCCGTTTTGCAAATTACGCTGCTTGGCGTGCGCGGCCATCATGCTGCGCGCGGAATTGTTCACGGTGTTGCGCGCTTGACCCTCTGCCCAGTTGATCGCGCTGTCGGCGGTGCCGTTGTTGGCCGCAGTCACCGACCAGTCTTGGATGTTTTCACCGGGCATTTGTTTACCTCACGTCAGGTCGATTTCGTCGACTGCATCCACGGCTTCGGCCGATGCCATTCGGGCTTCATACTGATGCGTTATCGTTTTGATGCCGTTGAGCGTGTCGTTGATCCACTTCTGGGCCACTTGCTGATCGGAAAACTGCCCCTCGCCCGCATACATACTATGCAACGCCGCCAGGAACCGATTGAGGTGATCGGCCGATATGGTCTTGCTCTGCGATACTGGCCCGAGCGTCATTGATACAGTGGCCATGAATTCCCCTCAGGCGGTGTAATACATGATGCTGCCGCGGATGATCAGATTGGTGCCGCTCGTGGTGTGCGGATTTACGTTAACAAATCCGCGAAGCCCTGTTGATCTATCGTTCATGATAATTTGCAGAAGGGCCGAATTTGTTGGCACGTTTATACCAAAATCGGAGTAAGTATTGGGAACGGATACAATACCGGAAGTGTCAGCCATTCCACCAGTGAAGTTGATGGCCGAGGATGACGTAAACGGCAATCCGGTGATTTGAAGTATCCCTGACGCAGTCGTCCAGGTGAATGTACTTGTGGCAACGTTAAGCCAAACGATAACCAATTTGCCGATTTGGATGTAACTTCCAATCCGTTGTGAGTAGGCAACCGAGAGATCGCCAGGGGTGGCAGTGGTTAGTGTGGGCGTCCACGTTCCCACGTTCTCGGCATTATATGTCGATAGCGCCGCCGTACCGCTGCCGGTGAAATACGGTACTTTATTCGCCGCGCTGGTCAGCCCTGCGATGGCAGTCAATTCGGCGTCGAGCGGTTGATAAGCGGCGGCAATTTGCGCGGTTGTCGAGTAGGCCGTGAGGTCGATCGATAGCGTGGTGCCAGTGACCGAGAGCGGGGCACTTACCGTGGTGATGAATGCCGCCGGAACCGTTGCTGCCAGTGTGCCGCCGACAAACGTCAGGTTGGTGCCGATCGTCACCGCGGTCCAGGCCGAGGTGCCGCTGCGATAGTAGATCGTATTGGTGCCGGCGAGCGCCTCCAGCGCCGCCAGGTCATCCGCCAGCGCCAAGGTCGGATTGCCCGCCACGCCGTTGCCGTTGGTGACCGCGATGCCGGCCGCCGGGCCGGTGAGGGTGCGGCCGGTGAAGGTGTCGGCCGCCGTCTGCGTCAGCAGCCCGTTGGTGTTGTAGACGGCGAGTGCCGTCAGCGTGGCGTCGAGCGGCTGTGATCCCGCCGTGCTCACCGTGCAGGAGAGCGCGCCGCCGCTGAACGACAGGCCAGTGCTGATCGTTACCGCGGTCCATGTATCGACGGCCGACCGATAGTAGATCACGTTGGTGCCGGCGAGCGCCGCAATGGCAGTGAGGTCGCCATCGAGCGGCTGGTAGTTGCCGGCGGGCTGCGCGCCGATGTCGGCCAGCACCATCGCCGGCGCCACACCCTGGATTGTGGTCGCCGTTACCCACTTGGCGTATTGCCCGGCCGTGGGCGTGCCGCTGTTCGATACGTTGCCGCCGCCGGCCGCGGTCGACGCCTTTGCCTGCCCCGGCGTCGTGAAATCCCACGTTATCGTCGCCGTATTGGTCAGCACCCGCTCGGCGGTCAGCGTTGGATCGGCCGCCGCGACGATATATTGCGCGCCGAGCGGCGCTCCACTGCCGCCACCGCCGCCGGGAACGAGCGTTCCGCCAGGGCCAAGAATTCCAAGTGCATTGCGCGCAGCGTAGGGGTCGCGCGCGGTATCAAAGGCGATGCGGTATGGCGGCCGCAGATCCTCGGTCATGACGTGACGCCATCGCCATCCGGTTGCATGCTGACCGCCACCCCCTGCGCGTGGGTCCATGTCGAGGCGTAGGGAATAAGCCGCCGAAACCTGTGCAACCGCGCCGAGGTCATCACGAAGGCCGATCCCACCGTCTGCTCGATCGGAACCGGCACCGTCCAGAACGGCGCGCCGCCCTGCAGCCGCTCGCGGGTGCCGGTGACAATTTCGCCTGGCGCATCCGAGGCGGCGTCGTCCACCGGGTAAACTTCGTTGACGAAGGCGCGGCGCCCCGGCACCAGATGCACCTCGCCGGTTTCCAGTGTTGCCGCCATGTTGGGGCCGGACAAGGTCGAGGGATAACCATTGGGATCAATTGCGCCGATCAGCGGCCGCCCGCCGATATAGGCAAAGCTGTCGAGCGATTGCGCCAGCGGCTCGACATCCAGCCAGGCATCATTCAATTCCGCTCCGGTGGTGTCGAGGTCGAGCCCAGCCGTTGACAACAGGCCAAAGACTTGCGCGACAACACCGGCCTTCGTCCATCGGCCGTTCGACCAATCGAAGATCATTTCCCGATCGTACATGGGGGAGGCGGTCGAATTGTGCATCACCCAGACCATGCGCGGCTTGTTCACGCCCGCCAGGCAATGGATGACGTTGCGCCTGCTAGCGTCGGTATTGGCCAGCCACCACTCGTTGACATTGTCGGCGCCGATCGGCGTGACCTGTTGGCCGCTGATCGAATAGAAGCCATCCTCGGCCACGAAATACAGCACGTTGCCGATCGAGGTGAAGCCGTACTTACTCACCGAGCCGCGGTCGTGCAGCGCCCGCGAGAAACTAAAAATGTAGGTGGTGTCGCCGGGCATGAATTGCCCCGTCCTGACGGTGCGATCCTGCACCACATAACCTATCTCACCGCCAGCCACGCCTTGCACCGGACCACCGTCAGGAAATTCCTGCATGTCGCACAGGTTGGTGCCCGGTTGCCACATCGTGATGTCGTTGATGCCACACCAGACGATGCAGCGATTATTGCAGGCGATCGGCACCGTGCCGGTGGTGGTGCCGGGCGCCAGCCCCGACAGAAACAGGAAGTCGCCGAGTTGCTTGACGTTGGTAGCCTTCGGTGGTCCGCCGGCCAGGTTGGCGAAGACGCTGCTGCCGTCAACAGGCGCCACTTGCGGGAAATCGTTGCTATTGACTGCGACGACCTTGTCGCCTGACTGCTCCCACATCCACAGGTCATTCGGTGCCACGTTGTAGGGCAAGCCCACGCGGCTGATATCGATCCAGCCCGCCAGCGACCATGAGAACAGCTTGGTGGTAGTGCCGGCATACATTTTCCAGCCGCCATCCACCGTGCGCGCGGAATACAGGCCGCACACGCGGCCGCCGGCATTGAAGTAGGGCACCCGCGGCGGTTCGAATGTGTTGGTCCAGCGCGCCTTGCCGACGCTTAAACGAAAGCCGTCAATGCGACCGCTCATCGGCGTGCTGGTAACTTCACCCAATGCACCAATGCGGAATGCGTTGCTGGAATTGTTGATAGCGCCGCCGATGCCGGCTGACGCCTCCTGCACCCCATTGATATACAGCCGGAAGGACGAGGCTATGCGAACCAAGGCAACATGCGTCCAGCCGGTCAGCGACGTGACATTGGAAGTGCTGAAAATTGTGCTGGTGCCCGCCGCCGTGCCCCATGCCATTGCCAACTTGTTGGCTGCGGTTCGATAAGCACCGATGCTAAATGATGCAGCCGTTGGCGTTGCGTCACACTGGCCAAAAATATTGAGTTGGCCGAAGTCAAAGTTTGGCTTGATCCAAAAATCGACGGTGAAGTCGCTCGTCCCGAGCGCGAAGTCGGCATGATCCGGCGTTGTGACCCAATCGCCGGCGCCGTCGCACAGCAGCGATGCGGCACCGAATTGAAAATCGCCCGTGCTGCAGGTCGCATTGCCGGCCGCCGTCCAGGCATGTGCGGCGCCGCCAAAATTATTGTCGGTGATGGTGGTGGTGGGGCCGTCGAACTGCAGCAGGATCTTGGTGAAGCTGTCGTTGCCGGCATCGGACAGCGATGCGGCGCTGAACGGCGCCAGCGATGGAAACGGCAGGTAGGAATTGGCGCCCGCAAACACGTTCTCCACGTCGGACGCGAACTTGGTGTCGAGCGTGGCCAGGTCCGGCTTCCATTCGGCAAATTCAATCGGCGTCGGCTTCATGGACGTTCCCGCGCATGCTTGATGGCGTCTTGCAGCCCGGCATATCGCTTGATGCCGTCCACGTCCTTAGCGATCACGAATTGCCCGCGCTTGTGGAGTTCGAATGATCCGGCCTGCTCGCCGAGGACATGCCGCAGCAATTGCGGGGTGTGATAGATGACGACGATCTGGTCGCCGTGCTCGAGCACGCCGGCCTGCTTTTCCGATATCTCGATCTCGGCAATCTCGGCGCCGCCGTCGTCGAAGATTTTGGTGAGCATCAGTAATACTCCGCCGTTCGCACTTTCGCGCTGGTGGCGCCGGTGGTCATGGCATAACGCTGGATGATCTCCTGAAAGGTTTCGTCGCGCCGCGCCTTGTAGAGTTGCGCCATTTCGGCATTGCGCTGCACGGCGGCGAGTTCGGTCAGCACGCCGTAGAGATAGGCGTTGGGATATTCGGTCAGCAGCCAATTGGTGCCGGCGGCAACCAGCGCCGGGATCTTGGCGTAGTAGTGGAATTCGTAGAAATCGTGGTTGCCGTCGTTCGGCAAAGTGCGGCCGTGAAACTGATTGCCTTCGATGGTGAAAAGCGCCGGGTCTTGGCCGAGGCGGGTCGATGAATTCATATTCCGCAGATATGCGGGGTGCACATAATCCACCTCAATGCCTTGATAGGGCGGCCCGCTATCGGGCGATGCCGGCGGAATGCCACCTCTGATCCAGAGCACCGTGCGCCAGGTGATATAGTCGGGCGGCAGCGTAACCGAACCTGTGGCGGTCTGAAAGATGTTGACCGCCTCCATCGGCAGCACTCGCAGCCGGGAATTGGCCGCGGTTTCGAACAACTGGGTGCAGTTATCATAGCGGTTGGCCAATCGCTGATGAAACAGGTAGGCCGACAATTCGTTCTTGAGTTCGGTGTAATTACTGATCGCCATTGCCATTGTCCCTTATGCGCGGCGGCCGTCCGCGCCGTTTCTTGCTGGGCTCGCGATCGGGATCGTCCTCGGGCGGATAGTCCGGCGGGTTGTCGGGATAGCGCGGCGGATCATCGAGCGGCGGTGGCGGTGGCGGATCGTTGGTCCATGTTTCAGGGCGCGGGCTACCGTTGCCTTCCTCCACCCGAAAGAACCGATTGCCGCGGGCCTTGTTGATCATCCACTGGTCTGACACGTCGACCTTGTCGAAGGCCGTGAACAGCACGCCGCACCACACGCAGCTTTCGAGAGGGGTTTCCCCCTCCCGATAGTCTTCGGTGCCAAGCCAGGTCAGCTTGGCCATGTTTACGATACCGGCTTGATGAACTGCACGGTGACGAAGGCATCGCCGGCGGTTGGTGTGCCGGTGATGTTGGCCCACACCTGGGTGTCGGCCGTCAGCGGGTTGGCGAGCGCCGCCGCCGCTGGTGTCACCACCGTGCCGGCGGTGAGCGCAATGCCGGCGGCAATGTCGGTGCCGGCCGCAGTGGTGCCGACGTTGAAGGTCGGCGTGGTGCCGACCAGTGCCGTTTCCACGTTGGTGTTGATGCCGAGGATGAGCGCGCCGGCCGGCAGCGTGCCGATCTGGACGCTCAGTGTAGCCGGGCCGCCGGCGCCCGCAGTGATGCGGCCGTTGACGGACTGCACACAGTTGTTGAAGGCATCGCGGGCCGGCGTGTTGGTCATCAGGTTAGCAACCATGGTTGCATTCTCCTATTCGAGTGTTTCGGATAAATGGGATCAGTCCGAAGCCGAGTTGAAAAATCCGGTCGCGACACCCCATTGGACCAACTTCGTGCCGGCTTTTGGATGCTTCTTGAAGATCTTTCCGACGCCGTATGCAGCCTCGATTCCGGTGCCGGTGATAAAGCCGTAGTCGTCTTCCTTGCGGAAGGTCGGCTTGGCCATCTGACCGTACGCTATTGCCGCCGCTTGCTGGCCGCACAGGAACACCGGCTCGACGCGGGTGCCGCCGTTGCCTGCCGTTTTCAGCGAGGTCCAGACGTTGCTCACGAACAGCGAGATTTCCGGCACCAGCCGGACGATCACGCCGTCGTAGATCTGGTCCCCATCTTGAAACAGCGGGTTATCAGGTGCGCCGTTGACCTCGCGGCCCTCGCGTGAGCGCGCGTCCTTGTTCACGACCTGCAGGTCGATCTTCAGATCCCGGAACACGTTGAGGCCGGCGAACGCAACGTAGTACTCATAGCCCGAGCGCGTCTTGTAGGGGCGAATGCGCGGGTTGGCGCCCATCGCCACACGCTTGAGCAGCGACAGGTTGGCGGCCGTGAACTTGTCGGCGGTGGCGTCCACGTTGGCCAGCGATGTGGCGTGGTCGGTGGCCGAGTTCGATGTCGCCGCACCGTAGAGAATGCGGTCGACGTTATCGAGCCGCCAGGTGTTCCTCTGCGCCGCCGTGCTCAGATCGTACTGGATGCCGTTGACGCGAACGCCGGCCGCCGGCTGGCTTTCCGTTGGCAGCGCCATCAGGGCCGCGATGATCTCGTCGCGGGTGACCTCCGACAGCCAATCCGACAACAGC